AAGCTATTTATATGTTTTTGTATTTAAACATTACTTACTCGGAGGCATTTCAGGTGCCGGATTTGCCATACCTTCAATTTCTGCCATTCTTTGTTCTTCAGCCGCCTGAGCAGAACCATCCTCGTTCATTTCTGCATCCATCGTCTCAATGTCTTCGTCGGTCTGCTGAAGAATGTTACGGCGGACCCATGTGTCGGAGAAGTATTTGCCGATAAATGGTTGTGCAGCATTCAGAAGTTCAATACGATTTGTAAGGATTTCAGCTTCTTTTAGCTCGGTAAAGTAATTATCCTGACGGAAGTCAACCGTCATGTCCTCACGAATCTGCGGCCAATCCTCTTCGGTAATGATACCCTTGAGCATCAATTGAGTCTGAAGTAGATCAAAGAACATGATTGAGAACTTCTTGCGGAGACGGTCGACAAACTTTTGGAACTTGACCTCATCACGTGAAATCTCTGTGGTTCTACCAAGGCTGAATGGAGTTTCTGGCTCCATACGAGTGATTGGTACATTCAAGCAACGATAAAGTTTCTTTTGGAAGAACAGGATGTCGTCAATCTGACTTAGGTTCTCTCCGCCCGGAAGCGTAGAGATTTCTGTACCACGACCACCCTCGCGGCGCGGAAGCCAGAAGTCTTCAAGCATTGACATATGCTTACGGTCGTCACGAATTTCACCAGTCTGAGCATCATATACCAGTTTATTGCGGTACTGATTCATGATGGTGCGCATATATTCTTCCGCCTTACCCTTTGGAAGATTGCCCACATCAATGTAGAAAATACGGCGTTCCGGAGCACGTGCAAGACGATAGATGACCAATGAGTCTTCCATCATGCGCAGTTGATTCACGGGCTTGATTGCCTTATGGAGCGGAGACAGAACACGCTTACGGGTCGCATCAAGAATACCGGATGGCACATAACAGATTGCATCCTTATTAATCTTGAGCCCAATGTCCGACTTCTGAAGACCGCCATCCTGGTAGAGGTAATACTCATCAAGATTCTTAATGATTTTGGCACCCGTTTTTGGGTCCATTTCTTCTTTAATTTCACGGACCTTACGGATACGGAGTGCATCAACCGCCCGCAGTTCTTGAATACCTGCGTCGGGCTGAGTTTCATCAATGATCATATGATAGAACAAACGTCCATCAATGTACCATCTACGGAAAATATCCTGACCATTATTACTGAAATTAAGTAATTTGCAGAGGTGATCAAACTCTCCACGAATTAGTTTCTTAATTGAAGCCGGCTGTTCCAGACGGTCCAAGTTAAGGTGTGCCGGAACATCGTCATGGTCTCCGACAATAGCTTCATTTACAATATCATCAATTGCCTGGTCGCACTCGGGCTGTTCAGCTGCAATACGATACTTGCGGATTAAATCGACATCCGTCTTTGCTGCATCTCCATCAAGGTCGAGATACTGACCATAGTAACCTCCGGCGGCAATCGCAGTGGAACCGTCCTCCGAGCTTGCGGGCACGAAAGAAACTGGTTGTTCTGCAATCTTCTTGCGTTTCTCAGCATCGCTGAGTTTTTCAAATTTCCATCCGAAAAATTCCATATTATATGTTGGGTTGAATAAAACAGGGGAGGGAATGACTCCTCCCCTGTTGTTTATTTATCCAAATAATTAGACTCTGGATTGGGCTGATTCCCAATAGAGCACCTGGAGCTCAACACCGAATTCTTCAATTGTATTTTCCGAGTCATAGCTCAGATCAATTGCAGACACGGTTGTTGGAAAAGTGCCACGAAGATCGTAACGCTTTGTAACAGCTCCACCTTTATTCAGCTGTTCGACAACCATATCGGTTGTATAAGAAGCTGGATTGGTAAGACCGGTGTTGGTTGAGTTGTTATTAATACCATTGACCCAACGCTCGAAAGCGTTGCGGATGTCCATATTAACATCATTGATGACGGTAATACCCCACGCTTCAAATACGCGATCGCCTGCAACTTGCATTTGACGTCCACGGAACGGAATGGTGATTGGTGAGATGATTGATGATGGAAGCTGAGCTGCCTTGATCATGAATGATGCAAGTTCAGTGTTTCCACGGGCATAGGCGGGGAAGTTGCAGGTAACCTTGAAAAGGTTATTGCGAGCGCCACCACCGACAAGTTTTGACTTAAAGTCTGTAATACCTAAAACGGCCATGTGAATTTCTCCTTATTTAATTGTTAAGATTAGTTACCAACCAGCTCGGAGAATTCAACACCAGTACGAGTGGCGATGAAATTCAGAGTGATATAGTTGATCGAACGTGCTGGCTTAATGTAAATTTCAGCACGGAATTCATTGCGGTCGATAATGTCACCAGTGTTATTGGTCTCATCGCATACAACTTTGAAATCAGTGATACCACGACGACCTTGAACATCACGGAGGAATGGTTCGGTCATATTGCGGAACATCGCACGAGTGAATTCATCATTGAATTCAAACAGCTGGAATTTAGCAGCGGTAGAGATGGATTTCTCAAGAACGATAAACAGACGGCGTACATTAATACGATCGAATGCAGATGGTTTGGCAAGAGCTGTTTTATCGCCGAAGAGAAGCGTACCTTGTCCTGGGAAGGAAACAATAGGATTCACACGGGATTTATAGAGCGTGTCACGATCGGCTTGCTTTGGATTGAAAGCAATCTTAGTGACTCCGAGGATCTGACCACGATTGAAACCTGCTGGTGAGAACCAAGCATCGGCAACCTGATCGGCATTTGCGCAGAGACCGGCAACATGTCCGCAAGCTGGAATCCAACGGTAAACGTCATTATATTTGTCGTATACCTTGAGCGCGGTCGAATCAATTACGGCGTATGATGTAGAAGTGAGCTCGTCTGCCCATTCCTTTACATCGGCCGCCGGAGTTGAAGTGCCGACGCTTGTTTCAATTGGAGGAGATACCAGTGCAATAGCATCTTTACGAGCTTCGCAGATTGCAATAAGTTCTTCGGCAATATCCGAATCATCTGCAACATCACCGGCGGTGAACAGAAGATTTACATCAACTGTTTCGGCATCGGAGAAGAGCTCAAGAGCGGTAATAACCTCAGCTTTTACTACAACTTCATTGATACCGCCAGATAGAGTGTAGGTAAGAGGAAGAGAACCGGTGGTGAAAGCCGCACCGTATTCAAGAGTCTGACCTGCATCTGAAAGAGCAACATCATGGTTCAACCAGTAAACATATTCCGAATTGTTATTCAGAACAGTCTTGTAGTAGTTTGAAGTACCATCAGCTTTAAGGGCATCAGATGCTTGAGAAACAAACTCAAACTTTTCGAGGACGGTACCAGGAGTGCCCGACCATTTACCGTTGGTGTCAACGATAACGATATGGAGCTCATCTTTTGTGGTATCGGTTCCGGCATTAGCAGAAGTATCTGGAGCAGCAGAGAATCCGTTCTTATAGGTCCAAGCTGTAAAAGCTGTTGGGTTTGCTGGGCAAACAGAAACGGCCAGTGAATTGCCGAGTTCGCCAGGGAACTTAGCACACCATTCACCAACGACTGGGTCGCCGGATCCGGTTGCAGCTCCATCTTCGAAGTTTTCTTCGTAGTGCGAGAGATTCTTAACTAGGAGACCGACATCGCCGGCTGTTGCGTTAAGTGCTGTGTCAACGCCGTCCTTGCCTAATGCACGGACAACTTTGAGTGAATTACCGTACTTCAAGAAAGAAGCTGCGGTAAGGAATGAGCGTGCGGTAGCGTCAGTTGGTGATCCGAATACAGTAGCAAGTTCTTTTTCAGAACTTACCATGCGAATCTCTTCAACTGGTCCCCACGCGAATGCACCTGCATAGCCACCGATAGAGGTGGATACTGCTGGTACGACGTTTGTTAGGTCAATTTCTTGAACCTGAACTCCTGGTGATACTTGGAATGCCATTAGTTTGTCCTCGTCAAATTTTGAGTTATAAGGTTGTAATAATACGGATGTTCAATGATCTATTTATAAATAGAAGGATTTAGAACAATCCGGTATTATACGACTGAGCCCAGACCTCTCCACCTTCGACGGTGTATTTTGGTTTTGTATCTTCAACGGCTGAAAAGTAACCGACCGGAACAAGTTCATCCTCAATGTTTTTAAGTCTATCTGAATAGAGCAT